TGCTTAAAGGTCCTGTCTGAGACGATGGGAAAAATGCCGCTTAAATTTTACCAGGAAGATGAGAGCGGAGGACGAGTTCGGGCACCGACTAACAATGCGGCTGACATGCTGATGTACCGGCCGAATCCGATCATGTCTCCGGCAATCTTTTGGTCAACGCTGGAGGCAAACTGCGAACATTACGGCAATGCTTACGTATGGATTCAGACAACGTATGTAAAAAAAGGGCGGTTTGGCGGTGATATTGTAGTAAAAGGGTTCTGGCCGATGCAGTCAGAATGTGTAGACGTTCTGATGGATGATGCCGGAATATTTGGTTCAAAGGGTCAGTTGTATTATCACTATACAGACCCTAAGACTGGGAAGGACTATGTATATCGTCAGGACAGTGTTCTACATTTTAAAACCTGGCTAACCTGGGATGGAATCATGGGAAAATCGGTACAGGACATTCTGAAGACTACGGTCGGAAGTGCCGGCTATTCTCAGTCCTACTTAAACGAGCTGTACAAAAGCGGCATGACTGCATCTAGCACACTGCAGTACACAGGAGAACTTGATGATAAGCTCCGGGCAAAGCTGCAGAAAAAATATAACGACCTGCTTACAGGAGTCAAAAATGCGGGAAAAGTGGTGGCAATTCCGGTTGGATTTACACTGCAGCCTTTGACTTATAAGCTGACTGATGCTCAGTATTACGAGATGCGCAAATACACAGCACTCCAGATTGCTGCGGCATTTGGTGTCAAACCGAATCAGATCAATGATTATGAGAAATCCAGCTATGCGAACTCAGAAACGCAGCAGCTGGCTTTTTTAGTTGATACAATGCTGTTTCGGCTCACGATGTATGAGCAGGAGATTAACTACAAATGTTTGACGCATAAAGAGCGGTCGAAAGGATTTTTGTTCAAATTCAACGAAAAGGTCCTCTTGAGAGCAAATGCTGAATCACAGATGCAGGTGATTACTTCAGCTATACAGAATGGCGTTTACACGCCAAACGAAGGCAGACATTATCTGGATCTTCCGTCAAAGGAGGGCGGAGATGTATTGATTGTAAATGGCAACTATGTTCCGCTGACTTCTGTTGGCGCTGCATATGGAGTAAGCGGGGAAGGAGGTAAAGATTAATGGTTTTAAAAATCAATGGCGATATCGTTGGGAATGATGCTAAAGAGATGTATAAGTGGTTTAAGTTGGAATGTACAACCCCTGGAGATGTCCAGAAAGCATTTGCGGCTCTACCAAAGGGTGATCGGCTGCAGGTAAAGATCAATTCTGGCGGCGGTAATGTAATGGCCGGACAGGAAATATATGCCATGCTTCGGAACCGAGCGGATGTTGACATTGAAGTGGAGTCAATGGCAGCGTCCGCTGCATCTGTGATTGCGATGGCAGGCCACAGCACTATATCACCGATTGGTATGCTGATGATCCATTGCGTATCTGCCAGCTGGGTATCCGGAAATCATCAGGACATGGAAAAGATGGCGGAAGTGCTGCGGACGCATGACGAAGCGCTCGCAAGTGCGTATGTGCTTAAAACAGGACGGTCAAAAGAAGAAATTTTACAGCTGATGAACAAGGAAACTTGGCTGACGGCTGAAAGGGCGGTTGAGCTTGGATTTGTGGATGAGATTTCGGATGAGGCTCCGGTGTTTACTAATGCATTAGGCATGACGGCAGTAACGCCGGAAATGGTTGAGGAATTCCGGGCAGCAAAGGCGAAAGAGAAAGCGCTGGAAGAAGAAAAAGAAAAACTGTTAAAAGACCTTGATTTATACGGGGTGTGAAAGGAGATAAAGTATGAATGAGAAATTATTGGAACTGTTAAATCAGATTAACGAACAGAAGCAGAAAGTGGTAGAGCTGGCAAATGATGGAAAGCTGGAGGAGGCAAAGACGGCCAAGGAAGAACTCCAGAAGATGCAGAACAAATTTGACCTGTTAAAAGACGTTCTGGATCAGGAACCGGCAGCGGAGCCGATCGATCCGACAGCAGAGCCGTCTGGAGTGCATCCAGTAAACATCAACAAAAATCATGCGATTCATGAGTTCGCGGATGCGGCACGTCATTACTTTAGAAATGCAAAAGCGAATACAGAAGGAACGAATGCGGATGGCGGTTATACAGTTCCGGATGATATCAAAACAGAGATCATCCGTTATAAAGAAGCAAGATTTTCAATGGAGTCTCTGGTAGATACGGAGTCTGTATCTGCAGATAGCGGCCGCCGCACCTACCAGTCGAGAGCAGACCATACTGGATTTGCCCAGGTTGCTGAGGGTGGAAAGATTGCGAACGTTCCAGGACCGACCTTCGAGGTACTCGAGTACACAATTAAGAAATACGCGGGCTGGATGCCGGTAACCAGTGAACTGCTGGCAGATTCGGATGTCAATATTACAAATACGCTGATCCAGTGGCTGGGCGAAGGGGATATTGCCACAAAAAACCGTCTGATTCTGGGAGTCCTGCAGACTGACACAGCCACCGAATTAAGCAATCTGGACGGAATTAAAAAGCTGCTTACAGTGACGATTGGCTCTGCTTTTGCTGGAACTTCTAAGATCGTCACAAATGATGATGGTTTAAACTGGCTGGATACCTTAAAGGACACGAATGGCAGATATCTCTTAAAACCGAACATGGATCCGACATCCCCGCTTAAATATCAGCTGGCTGTAGGAGCCACGAATGTTCCTCTGGCGGTAATTCCGAATTCCATTCTTAAATCGAATGTGGCAACAGCAAAGAAGAGAGGAATCCCAATGATTTGCGGCGATCTGAAAGAGGGCATTAAGATTTTTGACCGTCAGAAACTTTCTATCCTGGCATCGAATGTGGCGTCTGTGACTGGATTTAACGCATATGAGCAGGATATGACTCTGTTCCGCGGTATTCTGCGTATGGATGTCAAAGCAAAGGATAAAGCGGCATTTAAAAACGGTGTAATTACGGTGGACGATGCCACTGTATCCGGATCATAAGGAGTGATGAGTGATGGAACTGGAAGATATCAAAAGTTATCTCCGGATTGACGGGGACGAAGAGGACGGTCTGCTCCGGATCATGATAGATGCCGGAAAAGAATTTATCCGGTCGGCGGTTGGTGAATATGATGATACGGATTCAACCGCCCAGGTGCTTCTGGCGGCAGTCGTGCAGAATATGTATGATAACCGGGAACTGATGCAGTCAGAGCAGCAGGTCAAAAAGCGGATCGAGTATACCTTCCAGTCCATGATTCTGCAGCTCCGGATGAAATACGGTTTGAAGCAGGAGGAGGCGGAGAGTTGAGCCAGGTTAAAGGAATTAATCCGGGTCGTCTGAAGCATCGCATCACGATCATGCGGTATCAGGAAAGTGAAGATGAACTTGGAAACACGGTCAACACATTGACTCCGCTTAAATCCTGTTGGGCGGAGCTTCGGCCCATACGAGGCAAAGAGCAACTCGAATACTACAAAAATATTAATGATTTGATGTACAAGATCACAATCCGGTACACAGATGTGACAGAGAAAGACGTAGTTAGTTATAAAGGACGGCAGTTCCAGATTAACTACATCACGAATCCATTGGAAGACAATTATTATCTTGAGCTCATGTGTACGGAATCAAAGGATCATGCAGTAAAGGAGGCGGAAAGTGTCTGATGTAAGTTATGCGGACGTTATCCGTACTGTAAATGATATTTTGAAAGTGAACTATCCAGAAATTACAAGATACGGCAATGATACCGTGGATAAAGCGGTACCGCCGTATTTTTTTGTTGAGTGTATTCCAGTAGGGGTAAACCGGCAGACGAAAAATATGCTGAATAAGTCCTGCAGCGTCATGATTACGTATGTGCAGAGAATCTCCAATCAGGTGGATAACCTTTCCAAAGCGGAAAAAATAGGGGAAAAGCTGGGAATGAATCTCTGTGTGAATGACAGACAGCTGCAGGTACATCGATATGTGCACGAATATATCGGGGAAAAGAACAACATTTTACAGATTTCGTTTGCACTGGACTGGTGGGAAAGCACACAGAAGCCTTCAGAAGAGGAAATAATGGAACATTTACATACCGAGCTTACGGCGAAAGGAGAATAAATGGCTAAGTTATTATCACCAAGTATTTCGATCACGTTCGTAGAAAAGGCAGCAAGCATGATTGAGCGGGGATCAAGAGGAATTGTTGCGCTGGTGCTCAGAGATGCCAGCATCAAAGGAGAGCCAGAAGTTTATACCATCCGGGATGTGACGGGAATTCCGGCGGGATGGTCAGAGGCAAATAAGCAGTACGTCAAGGACTGCTTGAAGGGGTACAGCACTGCGCCGCTGAAAGTGATTGTTTACGTGATGTCGGCAACGGAAGAGGCAGAGCAGCTGTATACGGATATGTTGAGTTATCTGGAGACGGAAACATTCCAGTGGCTTGCGATTCCAACGGTTGAGACGGACGGAAAAACCAGCGATATTGTTTCGTGGGTTAAAACGCAGCGCGAGAATGATAACATGATCAAGGCGGTTCTGCCGAATGCGGACGCGGCGGATTGCGAAGGAATCATTAACTGGGTCTCCACGCTTTCGTATGAGGAAACTGTAAGCAGCGATGGCAATAATACGACGGTAACCGTTAAAAAATACACACCGGAGCAGGGAACACCGAGAATCGCGGGTATTCTGGCGGGAACTGATATTACAATCTCGGCAACTTACGCACCGATGAAGGATTTCAGTGATACATCACGTCTGAATCAGAGCGAAAGGGATACTGCTGTAGGTGCAGGAAAATTAATCGCTTTATGGGATGGTGAGAAAGTGAAACTGGATCGGGCGGTTACGTCGTTTGTGACTACGACAGCTAATAAAGGAGATTCTTTTAAGAAAATCAAGCTGGTTGAGGATATGGATATGATCAAAACGGATATTCAGTCCACGATTCAGGATGATTATATCGGCAAATATGCGAACAGCTATGACAATAAGTGCCTCTTAATTACAGCGATTAACGGATATTTCAAAACACTGGTAAGTGAGGGTGTGATTGAATCAGGTACGGCAGAGGTTGACATTGAATCCCAGCGGACTTATCTGGAAAGTCTGGGGAAAGAGGTTATGGTAAATGGATCCACCAAGAAACCGGACGAACTGTCGGATGACGAGGTTAAGGTGGCCAATACTGGTTCGCATGTATTTTTAAAGGCTACAGTAGTACTTACCGATGCCATCGAGGATGTGAGCCTGACGATCAATGTGTAAAAGAGTTGCGGTATCGCAACGGAAAGGAACAGCATGAAAGAATTTGAATCAAACCGCACGATCAACGGAAGTTATGGAGAAGTGTGGCTGGATGATGACTATCTTGGAGAAATTGAATCTGGAAAAGCCGAGATTGATATTACATACACGGATATCCAGATGGCACGCCGCATTATCAACGGTAAAAAAATGACAAAGGCAGAGGGAAAAGGCTCTATTAAGCTGCATCATGTCCGCAGTAACATCGCAAAAAAAATGTCAGATGCAGTCAAGAGCGGGAAAACTGCTAGTTGCAAAATTATTATGCGCCTGGCTGATCCGGATGCTCTTGGCGAGGAAAGAGTGGTCTTATATGGATGCAAATTCAGCAAGGCTACACTGATGGATTGGGAAGGCGGAAAAGTAACGGAAGAATCCTATGATTTCTCTTTTGAGGATTGGGACTTCCTGGATTCGATTATTGCATAGGAGGAAGAACGATGGCAATTTTATCAATTGATACACTTATGAAACTCGACCGGAAGCTTGTGGAAGAGATCCCGACGAAAGAGGTACGCGCAAAGCATTTATCTAAAATTATGGGAAAAGACGTCAGCGTGAAGATTAAAGCGCTGTCCGGAGAAACCTATATAGGTCTGCTTGCTACGGCCACCAACAAGAAGGGTAATGTGGATCCGGCGAAAACCTATAAGGCACAGACGCTGATTGTTGTGGAGGCGATGCAGGAGCCGTCTTTAAAGGATAAGGAACTGCAGAGCCATTTCGGTGCTGTATCACCGGCAGATCTGGCGCGGATTCTGTTCCCAGGCGGAGAAATGACCTCTGTATTTGGGGAGGTGGCGGAGCTCTCTGGATATGGAGATGAGGAAGAAACGGATGAAGAGGTAAAAAACTCGTAGATACCGACGTTGATTTCAAGCTGATGTTTTATCTTTTTTGTAATCATGACTGGGCACCGTCGGTATATTTTGATGCACATGAGTCAGATAAGAGAGTGATCCGCGCCTTTGCAAAGATGGAAGCAGAACTTGTTAAGGAACTTCGGGAGAAGATAAATGGAGGAAAGTAATGATAAGGCTTGAATTTGATGGCGCGGATGAGCTGATAGCAGATATGCAGAAACTGGTATCTGATTATCCGAAAGAAGCTTCAAATGCGCTGTTTGAAGTAGCAGAAAATTTTAACGAAGATGTTAATGCAAAGATGCCAGGCAGTTACGGAAATAAAATAAGAAAATGGAAAATCGCAGGAGCCAAGGAAGGGATCAGCTCGTTTGTAACGAGCGCCAACCGGGCTCCTCATTTTCATTTAGTCGAAAACGGACACGCAAAATATGATTTTCACGGGCATTATACGGGTGGATTTGTACCTGGCAGGCATTATGCAGAGCGGACGCGCCAGGAATATCAGGAGAAGTATCCGGAACTTATATCCGGAAAGATTGAAGAAATGTTGAAAAAGCATAACCTTTGAAAGGGGGACAGGAATAAGTGGCCAAGAAAGATGTAGATGTACGGTTTAATTTAATAGACAATTTTACGGCATCTTTTAATAAAACGATCCAGACCATGACTGCTGGCACGAAGAAAGCACAGAATGCCTGGAAGAGCGTGTCAAAATTTGGAGACAGCATCACAGGTATGGGAACAAAAATGTCTGCCGTTGTAACTGCCCCTCTCGTAGGCCTAGGCGCGGCATCAGCATCAGAATTTGGCAATGTGGACAAGTCTTTAAAGCTGGTACAGCAGACGATGGGATCGACCGATGCGCAGGCAAAGACGTTGGAGAGTGCAATTAAATCGGCAGCGTCTAATTCGGTATTCGGGATGCAAGATGCCGCGGATGCAGCGCTTAACTTCGCGCGACAGGGCTTTGATGCGGCGACGGCGGCGGACATGATCGCTCCGGCAATGGATCTGGCAGCCGGAACAGCTACAGATCTGGCTACGGTTACCGGCGGCGTTGGTAACGCATTGAAGATGTTTTCGGATCAAGGACTGAAAGCAAATGATGCAGCGGACATGCTGGCGAAAGCGCAGGCACAGGCCAATACCACGGTGCAGGATTTATTTGATTCGATGTCGGTTGCCGGTCCAATGTTGGATTCGGTTGGATGGAGTTTTAAGGATTTGGCTGTTATTACGGATGTATTTGGTGATGCAAGTATATCTGGTTCGGAAGGTGCGACGGCAGTTAAAACAGGCTTGGCAAGATTGGCAGCACCGGCAAAAGAAGGTGCCGATGCTATGAAAAAACTGGGGCTTAGCTTCTTTGATGCTAGTGGAAAAATGGATGATATGCAGACCATGCAAAAGAAGCTGCATGATTCCTTTGCTGGGTTAAGTGATCAGGAACAGATGGCGGCAGCGTCGGCTATATTTGGTAAAAACCAGATGGGAAAATGGATGACGCTGATCAACCAGTCTCCGGATACGTTTGCGAAATATGCGGCTGGACTGGATGGAGCTGCTGGTTCGGCAAATAACATGGCGAGCGCATTACTGTCGGGTCCCGGCGGCGCGGTTGAAAAATTGAAATCATCGTTTGATGTGTTTAAGTACACAGTCGGTGATACGGTGGCGAATGCGGTAACACCGTTTGTTGAGAAAATAACGGCGCTACTTGATAAGTTTAACAATATGGATGAGGCGCAGCAGAAGCAGATTGTTAAATGGGCGGCAATGGCGGCGGCAGTTGGACCGGGACTGATGATGTTTGGAAAAGTCGTGTCTACGGCCGGAAAAGTTGGAGTAAGTTTGAATAAAATTGTCGGAATCGCTTCCAGGGCGGCAGGTGGTTTTAAAGCCTTACGTACAGGAGCGGGATTGGTGCAGGCTGGAATTGCAGCGTTGACTTCACCGGTCGCACTGGTTTTGGCGGCGATCACGGCGTTGATTGTCGTGATTATTTCCATTAAAACGCATTTTGATGTGTTTAAGGCAGCCTTGAATTCAACGTCTCCCACGTTTCAGCGTTTAAAAACTAATATCCAAAAATTGATGACCACGATCCAGCCGCTTATCAGTAAAGTGCAGGAAGTTGCGCCAGTATTCATGAATGTATTTGGTACCGTGATTGCAGGTGCGTGTGGTACAGCGCTTTCTATTTTGGGAGCGTTATTAGCTGGAGTGACTACGATAGTAACTGGAATTATAGAAG